TCCCCAATAACGAACTCTGGTTTAATTTCTTTAATGAGTCTAAACATTTCTGGCCAGAGATATCTGTTGTCGTTTGTTCCTTTTTGTTTTCCTGCAACACTGAATGGTTGACATGGGAATCCTCCAGTAATGACATCTGCTTCAAATTCTTGTCCTTTGACATTTCTTATATCTCCTTCTATTGGTACATCAGGAAAATTTTTTTGTAAAACTTTCTGACAAAATTTATCAAACTCTACAAACTTTACTGTATCAAATATACCAGTGGAATGAAGGCCTAAACTAAAGCCTCCTATACCACTGAATAAATCTAATACCTTTAGCTTATTGTTCAATTTGTTCTCTCATCTTTAAGAACTTTTGTTTTGCTATTTTTAACATACGATCAAATAATGGTTCTGCTCTAACAGTATGTATTTTATTTCTTATCTCACCATTAACATATAGAGTAATATTATTAGTTTGATGATCTAGTTCAATTGTAAAAAACTCTTTAGCTTTTATTTTTTTTGGATCCGACATTTGCTTCTCCATTTATAAGTTTTGTACGAAAGACTGCATTTGGCACTTTATGTTTTCTAGCTTGATGATCTATGTAATCACTTAAAATTTTTGAAATCATAGCACCAGGAGCTCTAAACTTTTCTTTACATAAGCCCTTGAGTAAATCGTAATCAGTTTTTTTAATTGCAACAGACTTCCATTTATTAATGTCCATCTTTTACCTCCATGTCTTCTGTTAACACTAATGGTGATTCAACTAGACCTAAAGCATCTTTAAGTCTTTGGTTTTCAGCTGTAAGCTTATCCAAATTTTTTTTGAGTTCATCTATATTTTTAAATAAACTTTCCATAGCATCTTGAAGTTTACCTAAAGCATCCATATTACCTTCAGGTTGTGCCCCTAATGGTAAAACACTTTCTGGTGGGTAAGTTACACTAGAACTAGATGTTGGTGGTAATTTTATACTACCAGTTGTAAATTTAATTGTTTTTTTTATCGACATTTATATCCTCCGATGTTGGTTCATTTTTTCGACATTCTAATTCGTCCTCTACTAAAAGTGTAGCCATCGTTTTATTGAAAGGAAAATGTTTTCTATCTATTCCATCAATAAAATGTATATCTGCTATTGCGTCAATATACATATCCATATGAAGAGAATCTTCAATAGGGCTGCCATCCCAATCGTGTGAAGGAATGAGAGATAATTGTTGATCTACTTCAGAGATGATATTATCTAGTATTAGACTTTTGCTTTTTTGTTTTTTCATGAAATTTTATATATATGGGATAAATAGTTAAGTCAAACAAATTATGAAATATTTATTAACAATAACCTTATGTTCTATGATAGATGGTATATGTGTAACACCTTATACATTTCCACAAGAATTCAATGATTTATATAACTGTCAAATAACTGGATATCAAAAAGCTATTGAAAAAATTGAAGAAATCGGTATCGATAAAATTAATGAATTTAAAATTTATACAACATTTGTTTGTAAACCTTTTGATACAATATGATAATTAAATTTATTTTACTTGGCAGCATGTGTTGGAATTTTCATGATGTAGGAACTCAATGTACACAATATATTGTAGATAACCTCTCAAACGCTACTGCATGTAGAGAGAAAGCAATTGAGGTAGGTAGGTCCAATAAAGCTAAGATAGAAGAATTAGGGGGGTTTATGGACTACTATGAGGTACATTGTATAGGCATTGACCCCGAAGGCTATAATGTTGACGAATCATTTAAAATATCTTATAATATCTTATGACGGCTTATCGTATCAGAGCTAGTATGGGAGGACAGCAATTAGACACTGTAGTTGATGCTGCCACTAGTACCAATGCGATTTTAAAGGTGTCAGAACTAGTGGAGGAAGGTACAGTAAAAATAGTTGATGATGGTTTTACTGGTAACAAAAGAATCCACATAACTTATGAGGAACTTAAATGAGTCCTGAAAAAATAAAGTTGTTGAAAGAACTTCAAGAACTTGAAAATAAGTGGTCAGCTGATCTTATGACTAATGGGTTATGTACAGTTGATATGCTTAAAACAGAAAGTGATATTAGATCAAAAAGAAATGCGATCAAATATCAAGATGTACAAGAAAATTTAGCTGCTGCTGGTTAATTTTTCTTAAGTTTTAAAAAAGGAAACTTTTTACTTAGGGCATCTGTCGGCTTTTTAAACTCATAATGATTTATAATCTTAAATAATTTTTCTCTTTTAGCTACTGCATAAGGTATAAATAATTTAGCAAGGTATAATGCTTTTTGATGAGAACATCTCCATCTCCATTGATCTTTTTTACCTAATGAACCTTTACCTATACCTTTGAAATGTATAGACCCAACTTTTACAATATCATAAAAATTTTTTATACAATCCAAATCAGTCATTGCAATCTCCATAGCAACATTCCATTTTTTATAAATTTTACCTGATGGATTTTTACAATTGTATTGTGCATAATTTATATTGCCCTCACCATCAAATAAACCAGCTGCGTATCCAATTAAATCTTGATTATTGTGAGGTAAGTTTTTACTTTGCATCACCCCAACTCTTTCCTAAACCATAGTCAACAACACTTGGTACTTTAAACTCAATAGCATTTTGCATAATATTTTGTATTTCTTTAGCATGAGTTTCATCTTTAATGTTAAAACATAATTCATCATGTATTTGTAACATAGGTAAATGACCTGCCTTATAACAATCTAACATCGATTGTTTTGTTTGATCTGCAGAAGATCCTTGAATTAATCTATTCAAAGCTTTGTAAGTATAGGCTCTCTTTATATTATCTTTACCATATTTAGCTACTGCATCTTCATATTTTTCTGCAACATGTAAACCAAAGTCTCTAGTTTCCCACATATCAAATCTACATTTTCTACCTTTTTTAGTTCGTATTACTCCTTTTTCATCTGCTGCATATTTACATCTATCTGATAATTTCTTAACAAACGGTACTTTTTTATTGTATTTTATAATTAATTCATCTGCTTCATCTTTTGAAACACCTAAAGATATTGCCAACTTATTTTTTCCCATACCATACATTAATCCTAAACCAATCGTTTTTGCTTGAGTTCTTTCTATACCAACTAAATCTGCAACTGTTTGATGAAAGTCTGCACTAGCATTTTGATAAGCTTCTACTAATTCATTTGAGCCCTCATAACCATCACCAATAGATGCTGCATAATGTACAGTCATTCGAGGTTCTTGTTGGGAGTAATCAAAACTACCCCACTTAAAACCATCTTCAGGAATAAACAAACTTCTAATTTTAGGACCAAAGTCTTTGTTTCTAGCTGGTACTTGTTGTAAGTTAGGATTACTCATCGATAATCTACCCGATACTGTACCTCCGTTGTCTCCTCTTAATTGATTTATCTCTCCATGAATTCTTCCATTAACTTGATACTTCATGATAGAAGATAAAAAAGTTCCGTGAAATTTGTTTACCTCTCTTGCACTTACAATCAATTGTGCTATTTTATTTTTATTATTAATTAACCAATTTTGTGTAAAGGACGGTTCTTTTGTTTTTTCGGTTCGTGGATATTCTAACTTCAGTTTGTCAAAAGCTTTGGCAATCTGGCGTGATGCCCAAATGTCTACTTCTATTCCTGATTCTTTTTTTATGGCCAATAGTATTTCTTTTTCTTGGGTCTTCATTTCTTTTCGTAGTGATTCAGCTTTTTCCACTTGCACTTTCACACCTCGTTGACGCATCTTTATTAACATCGGAAGCAATTGCTGCTCCATTTCCCAAACCGTAGATAAGCTCTGTTGAGCTATCTCATGTTTAAATCTTTGCCATAATTTTAAAGTTAGTTCTGCATCTTGCTCTGCATAATATCCAACATGTTCTGCTGGTAATTTCCACATCTCTGCTTTAGGGTCTATACCATGAGCTGCTGCGGCTTCTCTTAATTCTGTCTCAGCTTTTATCTCATTTAAATAATCAACTGATAATGCATTTAAAGAATATGAATATCTATTCTCATCTATTAGTGCAGCTGCAATCATTGTATCAACTATAGGTCCGTTGACCGTGATTCCCGATGCTTCTAGCCAACCAACATCGTATTGTGCATTGTGAAATATTTTAGTGTTAGGTAAAGCACATACATCTTTCATATATTTTTTTACTTGTTCAGGTATCATGTTGCCACCACCTAAATGGCCAAAAGGAAAATAACCTTTCCATCCCTCAACGGCAACGGCAAACCCTACTATTTCTCCTTTACCTAAAGCCCAACCAGCTCCAAGTCTTTCATTGATACCGTCATCTCTTGTTTCTAAATCGATAGCTATTTCTTTGTATTGTGATAAATCTTTATATTCCATTGGAGTATTCCACATTGATTTTTTAAACGTTAAGGTTAATTGTAGGCCATTACTCATTCTTATCCTTTATTTTTTTTTCAACAAAATTCATATTGTATGCAACTGTTATTCTTTCAACATTACTTTTAAATGGATAAACCATATGTAATAAATCTGATGGAAAAATAAACATTTCGCCTGCTTCACAAAAAAAATCTTTTTTCCAAGCACTTTGCAATCCATCATCTGTGGTCTGTTGCCCAAGTCCAGCTATAAAAGTAATTGATCCAGGGCTATAACTTTTTACTCCTGCCCTATTGTGAACCTCCGCTTCTTTTGAAATTTCATTAGGCATGTCTAAAAAAATGACTGCAGAAAAATTGCCACCATGAGTATGTGGTGGATTAAAATCTCCTGGCCCCATGTAATTAACCCAAGAATCTTTTATTAAAAATTCTTTGTTGTGATTGTTAGATTTGTAATAAAAACTATGGCATTCTTTAAATGAATTTATGTCTTTTTGAATTATTGTTTGTAAATCTGTTGAATTAATTTTGTATTCATTTTTAATGTGTCCTGCTAAATTATTTTGATAATTTAAATCTTTATCTTTTTTACATATTTTAAAAATTTTTTTAATTTGATCTTCTTGTATTTTACAGTGATACAATATTGGTCCCCAAAAATAAAATTTACTTTGCATTTTTATTTAAATTTACAAGTTGTTTTACAATTGTTGTTGCTGGATTTAAATCGAAATCTCTTGCACACCCTGTCAGGATCATAACAATACCAATAATAATAATTATATTTTTCATGATACCTCATTGTTAGTTTTTAGTTTTTTTATCATATAATCTATCTTTAAGATGTTTTATTTCTAAATCACAATAATGTTTTATTTTTTCTAAATCTTGTAGTGGATTACCTTTTAATAAATATCTACAAACATATTTTATTATATTAGCTTGTAGTGGATTAAGATTATTTTTTCTAATAAATGTCCAAGGTTGCACGACAAATTTTTTGTAATGTGATCCTCCAATTTGTTTATTATCAGGAAAAGTTTCATCTAATAAATTTTTATTTGTCATTTTTTTCTTGTACATAAATTAAATAGTCTTGTCCAATAGGATAGTTAAACTTATAGTCTGTTCTCAATAAATGTAAAGTTTTTCTTGCTCTTGTTACTCCTGTATACCATACTTTACGTTCATCACTTTTTTCTTGTTTATTTTTATTTTTATAATCAGATGGGTAATTAGCTTTACTATACAACACAACATGATTTGCTTCACCACCTTTTACAGAATGAATTGTATCAATAGTTATTAGTGGATCTTTGTCTAATTCTTTTTGACCATATCTTCTAAGTAATCTTATAAAATGTCTTACTTGTCTTGGTTTAAAATTTCTTCTTAGTATCCAATACCATGGTTTAGTTTTTTGGTTATCTTCTAATGTAAGGCCACACCACTCTTTTAATGTTTGAAAATCATATTCTTTAAAATCAGGTTCTGCTCTCCAAAATTTATCTAATCTATAAGCTGGGTCTTCTAGTTCTCTTATATGTTTATACATGTTACGAGCCATTTTCTTATCTATTTTTTTTCCTTTTGTTATTGCAGTCCATGCCTTAATTGATTCCCACTGTTTTTGATCAAAACACTTTGTGCCTTTATTATCTTTGTAATATAGACCAGCATCTTTAGCTAACATTCTAAGTTCATTTACAGTCTCATTAATTCTACCAAGTATGTACCAATCTTCATTAAATGTTTCGAAAGGAATTTCTTTAAAAGATAAATATGCTTTTACATAACCTTTGGTACCACCAGGTAAGTATTCTTTTTCTTCACTATCATTAATACCTCTTCTAATTACTTGTGAGAATCTATGTATGGCCTCACCAAATCTTTGAGTTCTTCTAAGTTTTACCTTACGACCTGGAAAAAATTTAGTAAAATATTTTGGATCAGCTCCATTCCATTTATATATAGCTTGATCATCATCTCCTGCTAAATAAATTCTATCTACTTTAGGAGCCATCTTATAAATAACAGACCATTGTAATGGTGTACAATCTTGTGCTTCATCAAGTATCAAAACTTTTAGCGATGGAAAGTCTATTTCTTTTATTGCTCTTTCAATCATATCATCAAAATCTATAAATGATCTTTCTCCACCACCAGTCTTATAATGTTCGTATGTGCTTATCTTTCTAAGAAATACAGTCATTGAATCTCTTTTGTAACTTTCTAATTTATAAGCTTCTTCAGGTTTAATTAATAAATTTCTAGCTTTACTGTACACACCAAGAGACCAATCCTTATACATAAAATTATCATCAGCTAATCTCTTATCACTTGTTTTAATTACTTTTGTTTGTAAAGCAAAATCAATAGTGCAATCTTTTGGATCAAATACTTCTTCAGGAAAATATCTTCGACAATAAGTATGTAGAGTTTTAAATCTAGAAAAATCATCTGTATTATATTGTGGAAAAGATTCCATGGCTCTTTTAACTGCAGTATTAACAGCTTTATTTGTAAATGATAGATAAGCTATTTGTTGTGGTTTAATACCTTTTCTTAAATAATTTTTTAAAACTTTTTCAATTAAAGTATATGTTTTACCTGTACCGGGAGGACCAAAAATTTTTATTGTTTTATGATAAAGTTCTTTTAATATTTTTACTTCTTGAGCTTTATCCATTATTAATTACTACTATCATTAATGGTCTTAAATAACCAGTCTTAGGTTCTTTATTATCTTCACTAAAAAATTTAGTGCCATATAATCCTTTTGTTTTTTCAATAAATCTAATTTCTACATTTTTCTTAGGTTTATGTTTTTTATTATCCCAAAGATAGTTATGAAAATAAACTGAATTAGTAGAGGCTGGTAAAAGAAATACTGAAGTGCATTTAGACTCAGAAGCTTTTTTAATAAATTTTGGTATCTTACCATCAAACATTGGGTGACAATAAACAACCTCACCATCCCAGTTTTGAGTACATGCATCAATTTCTTTTGTCCAATATTTTGGAAGTAAATGATTTTTATCAGAGGCACATGCGTCTACAGTAAATTTAAATTCTTTAATAAGTTGAGTCCATATTTCTTTTGGAGTTCTAATCCACTCCATTTTAAGTATGTTTTTATTGTGTAATAAATTAAATTGTTTTTGTTGTACCATTAGGTTTTAAATTTGCCAGTATGAAATTCATCATCCATTTCCGATACTGCTTTTGTTTGTTTTGGTTTAGTTGCTTTTTTATAATCTACAAATTTAGGCATCTCTACTGACCATACATTTTTTACTCCCTCATGGTAATCTATTCGATTACAACCTAACAAATGCATTGCTTCTGCTGCACTTTTAAATGTTTTATCATTACCTAGAAACTTTTCAAAAGTAATTTTTTTGAAGTAACATACATTTGTTTTAGAATCTAAGACAACATAATTATCTTGTAGCTTATCAAAGTCGTCTTCTTCAATATGGCTTTCAAAGAATTTTTTAAGAAAATTATATTTCTCTTCTCCAAGTGTATCTTCAAATTTCATTTTCTCATTCTCAACTGCTTTTTTAACGATAGTTGACATAAGCATCTCAAAAGGAGATGGTCCACTTCTAGGTCTAGGTAGTGTTATCCAATAGATTCCATATCTAAGTAATTTTACTCGAAAAGACTTTTCATCTTTCATGTCTTCAGGGCCAATAATAATTTTTTCACCTTGAAACACAAATGAATATTCAATTGATTTAGTGCTTCTAATAAATTCTATTTCTTCAAAATCATCTATTAAATCTGGTACTTGTGAGCCTATTCCTAACTTCCTAAACTTACATAAATCTTTATTACATATAGGTGTGATTGCACCAAGTTTAGGTGGACACTTATAATTGTAATCTTTTTTAATTACAGATCTTGCAACAGAGTTTTCTACTTCTCTTGTATCCATAGGTGTAACAAATATTTCTTGATTTCTTTTTTGCAAAATAGTTCTCATCTCATCTATTGTAATTTTGCCATCTGACTTTTTCATTTCAAGCACACCCACATTGTAAAGTAAATCGTTACGGTGATTACCAGACCATTTATCCATAATCATTTTTTGAACACATGGTGGATAATGTTTCCAATCTTCTTCAGGCTCATATTCTTTTACTTTTATATTTTGCAATTGATCTAACGATAAAGTTTTATTTCTAATTATTTCAATAAATGTTCCTATCATTACTGGGGTGTTGGATTCATTATAGGCAAACTCAGTGGTAGCATTCATATTGAAGTAAGGCATGTTCATACATTTATTCATTGGAAATACTTCTAATGCTTGAAAGAAATTTTTATTCCATTCATTTAATTTTTTTAAAACATCTTTGACTGGATACCAATTATCTAAAAACAAAAACAAATGTAGGCCACCTGATTTTGATCTAACTGGTATTAAGGGTAATTGATTATCTCTTAGAATATCTATAACTTTTTTTTGTGAATAGTCTTTATAACTTTGTGGGTCTATATCGATACATCCCCACTTACACATATCATCCTTTTCAGGTTTGATACCTATACGTTTCGTACCTTCTAAATGTTCCTTCCAAATTTTAAGAGTAACTGGTTCGTGGACCGTGAGTGTTTGGCCTACTGTCTTGCCCCGTTCATCTACCTCTCCAGTAAGAGAGGTAGTGATGAACAGTTCAGAATTTCCCTCAAATATTTTTAAGAGTTGCTCCTCCATAAAAAATATTAAAACGGAACACCAGTTTTTGCTTCGTTACTATTATTTCCTTGAGATTGATTATCTTGTGTAAAATCTACTTTACCAAAAATATCACTCTTCATAGCACTTTGATAAAAGGCTTGAGTCGTTTCTAAAACTTTCAAATGTTCTTGTGTATTTAAAAATTTATCAAACTCAACAACCCATCCATACCAAGAGTTTTGTGAATTAGACTCTTTGGTTGTGCTTAACTTATAAGCAGTTGACCATGATGGTGGATTGAACATACCACTTTTACCTTGTGCTCTTCTAGACATGATCATAGAATTCCATGTCTTAGATTTTTTCTTTTGAGTAGATTTCATAGTGATCAAAGCTTGTTCTATTGGATTGTAGTTTGCATCCAATATATAAACAAAATGATTACCAGTATCTTCAACATAGTTTCCGTTTTCTAATCGGTCTTTGTTGTCGGCACCTCTAGTTGTTTGGGACATAATAGCTGGATCAGTATGAATACCTACTGGTCTTCCTGGACTATCCCCTTTATCTTTCCACTCATTAAAAGTATTAATGTAAAGACAAGGCACTACTATTAATCCTTGTTTACCTTTCCAAACCGTACCAGATGTTTCACTCCATATGTCTCCTTGCTTAGCAGTCTCAACATATTTACCATCAGTCTCATCTAAGACTGGAGAGTTTGCATATAGTATTTTTAAGATTGGTAGTTTTTGGTCTCGAGCTGTAACATACTCTTGACCTTGACCCGCCATCTGCTCTAAATTAATTGCAGCTGGAAGATTGTCTTTTTTAGTCGTCATCGCTTTTTTTTCGATCATGATTGTTCCTTCGTGGTTATTTTAGTTTTATTTGCAACATAAGTTCCAAACAGTTCAGCAGGTACATCTTTACCAAGATCTTGAATTTGTTCTCTAACAAATCCTCTAAGACTACTTGGATGAACAGAAGTTTTCTGCTTCACTGGTAGACCTTTTGCTTTCAGCTCTTCTATAATTGATTTAGCTTCATTATCTTGCTTCATCCCAAATTCCAAAGACACTTGGTTTTTAATCAAATCTCCATGGCCATTTTCTCTAAGCCAGTTAAAAGCTTCATCACTTTTAGACGCTGGTATTCTAGCTGAATAGAATGGTTTAACCTCAACGGATGAACCATCTGCTAATTTTAGCAGAGATAAACCAGCTTGTTGCATTAAGTTTGGAATTGTTTGCTCAGAAAGAGTAGTTTCGACTTCTTTTAACTTTTTAAGTTCTTCTTCAGCCGTCATTATTTTTTTCTGAGTTTCCAATAACTTATTGCAAGATTTAGCAATGTCTGTCGACATGCCAGTATCTACCGATATGATAGATTCTGCTTCTAAGTCCATAAGAACCTCCTTGTGCGAGAATCAATATATTATTAATTTGATTTATGCAAACAAATAATTTAAATAATTCTGCGTGTATAATTATAAAACAAAACCATTCAAACATCAAAGACAGTCATTAATAGAGGGAG